ACGTATACCAGCTAGCGCTTCTCCTAAGCCTCTACCAAGTGCAGATCTTCTTTCTTCAGCACTTAGCCTAGCCCTAGAACCAAAAGCAGACTCTCCGCCTGTACTTATGTCTCTTGCTCTTTGAGCAATATCAGCTTTCTCGCCTTGTTTAAATACGTCATCTATTGTTTGTTGTACTACTTGTTGTTCAAAAGGATTGTAATAAGCTGCTGTTGAACGTGGGTCAAAGCCTTGTAAAGAAGCTCTTTGATAGTCTCTAGCCGATGGTCCTTGTCTACCAAAACTTGATTGTAAATCTCTAAAGCCAGATCCGTATTGTTGCTCTGCTTGAGATAAGTACGGCTGTTGCATTTCTCCAGCTCTTCTATAAGCTTCTAAGGATTCACCTAGTAAACCCTTTTGTTTTCCAATTGTCCCCATACCTTCTAGTAAAGCATTTCCTTGAAAGTCTAAATATGGCTTGTATCCACCTATACCAGAGTAAGCAGACTCCATCGCTCTATTAGCAAAGGGTGAAAATCCTGCTACGCCTTTAGCTTCAAAAGGTGTGCCGTATGCTCTGTTAGCAGCTCTTCTGCCTTCGCTTAATATTCCTTCGTAATCTGGGCTACCAAAGTAAAACTCTCTTAAATTAGGATCGCTTATTCTTTCGTCTGTTACAAAAGACCTAGCAACAGGAACCATTTGATTGGTATTGTTATAGTATTGAGTTTCTGCCATTATATTGCCTCAAAAATATTCATTAGTTCGCGCATGTTTTCTACGCCTTTTTCTCTAGAGGCTTTACCGCCTTTGACAAGCTCTATACCTGATTTTGTTTTATTCATACCAAAAGCGCCTGCTCCACGTGTAGCTTTGGCAGTCATTACAAACTCACCATCACTTAACATCGCTGGTATATCATCTGAAGTGCCTGTTCCAGGGCCTGCTGATTCGCCACCATCACGCATATCTAATTCTTTAATTGCTGCGCCACCTTGACTAAAGTATTGAACTGGACCACCCATATTAAATTTTAAGGACTCTTGAGCGGCTGGTAAACCAAACTCTTCTCTAGTTCCACCAGTACCTAAAGCTTTAGATAAAGAATATCTACCAAGAGAATCCATTGTTACTGCTGGAGTTGCGGCTAATCCACCCATACGATCTTTAGCAGAGTCGTATGCCATTTTTCCTAATAGAGCTGATATACCTGCAACACCTAAATTGCCCATACCTCCACCAGAACCTCCTCCGCCAAGGAATCCTCCAAGACCGCCTCCATCTCTAACAGGATCGGAACTTCTACCCTTTAGCATATCTTCTATTAATCCAAGTCTGCTTTGTCCATCAGTTCCACCGCCGAATAAATTTTTAATATCAAAGCCGCCACTAGATCCAGGAATTTTTAATTTTGCTCCTGCTTGAATCATATTAGCATCTTTAATTCCATTAGCTTCCATTAAAGCCTCTACAGTAGTTCCGCTTTTTTTAGCTATTTCGGTTAAGTTATCTCCAGGTTGTATTTCGTATTCTGTTCCTTGACCACCGCCTGTTAAGTTACCAAATAACCCTACACCATCTTTACCAGGCATAACATACTCGTAACCTTTTCCTATTGTATTGCCAAATAAACCTACGCCGTCATCGCCTTTAAATATAAATTCTCCTGCTTTATCTTTTAAACCAGTAATACCTTTGCCCAAGTTTCCAAATAGACCTACGCCATCTTTACCTTTAAAAAGATATTCTTTTGCATTTCCAAAGAAGTTACCGCCTGTTGGCTTACCTTTTAAACCACCAATACCTCCACCTAATTTACCTGCTCCGTAACTAAAAGCACCTGCTTTTAAAGCATCTTTCCAGCTACCACCAGCTAATTTTGTAGTTCCAGCCCCAATTGCTGCTGACATAATTGGCCCAACGCCAGGAATAAAGTTTGCTAAAGGTCCAACAACAGGAGCTACTTTTTTAGCTACTTTTTTAATTGACTTAAATGTTTTCTTTAACCAACCAAATTCAGGCATACCTGTAATTGGATTGATAGACATACCTTCTCCTACCTTATATTCATCTGGAGATAGGCCTGCTGCTCGCAGTTCTTGTTCTATTCTTTGCCTTGTTTCTGGAGATATAACAGGTGGTACAACCATTTCGCCTTGAGCGACGTGAGCAATATACTGGTCTTCGTCGCGTCCTAGCCTTGCTAATCCTGTTCCGCTGTTGTCTATTCTATTCATATTACAATTTTACCCTTTATTTTCTTCGCTGTTAATATCTTCATCTATAGATGTTAACCAAAAAACCAACAAATATCTATCTCCTTCCTCTACTGCTAGTCCTCTGTGCATGTGTGTATAACTTGGAAATATCAAACCACTACCTGTAGGTAATGGCTCTACGACTCCTCTATTTAAAAACTCTGTTCCTCCACCCTTGTAATCTCCTGTATTTAAAGGGACTACAATACTAACGTCTGAACTGGCGTCGTGATGCCAAGCTCCCTGCTTTTTATCTTTTAAGTTGTAGTTAGCTATCTGTATGTTTCCGCCTGTAACGTGGCGATTCCATATAGTTACAAGTATTGGGTTGATTAGTGATTGAACTACCTGCATCAATGAAATATATAAATCTGGACATTTTTCGCTAAGAACTATCTCTGGTATCTGTCTTAGCTCGTCTTCTTCTGGATTAGGGACAAATTCTTTTTGCATGTTATCTATTTCATCTAATAATATTTTACAAAACTTGTCAGAAAACAAAGGAACTGTATAAACATCCTTTAACGGTTCTTGTATGACACTCTCTAAAGGTAATTTTTCTGGATTGTTTGTACCTTCGCTTTTATAAAAATCTACTATATTGGGTATAGATGCTTTTGCTTTTTTTAAAGTATCTTTGTTAACAAACCAATCAGAAGGAAATCCAAGCAATAAATTTTTTAGCTTGTATGATTCTTCCTGTATCTTTTGTTTTGCCAACATATAAAAATATCCTAAATTTTAAGTTACTGTTATATTTACTGCTATATCACCTTTTGTTATAACAGAAACAGCACCTAAAGAAGCTGTAGCCTTAAAACCATTATTAGGTGAGTTGGGTGTATGTAGTTGAGTCCAACTGTTTCCTATATAAACTTGCAATACTCCTTGAGAAGTATTCCAGATCACATCACCTTCTAAAAAGTTTAATTGCGCAATTTCTGTTTCGTTGAACTGCGGCGTTCGATTTGGGTCGAACTGTCCTAAGTTTAACTCAAGAATCCTAACTAATCTATTAAAAATTTCAGGAGACATCTCTCCCTGAGCAAGCGGAAGGCTAGTTTCTAATAACTTTGCCATTATCTTCTGCCGTCTGGTTTAATATCTAACCTAGTAGCTCCTAGTCTCCAACCTACGTTATCGTTACCATCTGAATCATCATCTGACTCAACTCTAAATACAGCCTGACGACTTCTTGCCCTTAGACTGACTTGCCCAGTTGATGAGCCTACAGAAGATATAGAATTGGTTGAAAGAGATTCTCCAGGATTATTTCTAGTTTTTAAAACAAGATTTACTTTACCTGAGTCTGAATTAGCTAAGAATTTTAAATCTGGGAACATTCTTTGCACGTAAGCAAACTGCTCCCCCTCTCCTACCTCAAAGTCTGAACTTTCTATAAATACGTTAGTCATAGGACTGCCGTCATCGTTAAAGCCATCTTCTTGTTCAAATAAGTAACCGTTGTAAGTGGCTCTAGGATAATCTTCAATACCACTATCAAGCCAGGCATGTCTCTCTAATTGGCCGTAATACCAAACCTGGTCTTCGTAGTTATAAATAACATATCTGTCTATCTCTGTTGCACTTTCTGAGCAATAGAACCAACCCACTTCAGACTTTTCAGTAATAGTAAACGCATGTATTTTAAATGATTGACTTAGGTTTATATCCCCATATACGTAATTATGAACGCTACAAGGTATCTTTTGTACGCTACCTGTATAGGCGTAAAAGTTTGTTGAAGACATCCAATAAATAGACTGGGCTGAAGTAATAACTGCTTTTGGTCCTATAAGTCCAGTACCTTCGTTAATAAGATTGACTGAAAATGTAAAAGGTGGCCCAACAAACTGCATACTGTATAAAGCAGTATCAGTCCATATTAGTATTTCTTGTCTAGATTTTGTAGCCCCAATAATAGAAGAACCAGATGAAAGTCTTAAATCTCCAGCAGTATTAGTAATTAACGGTTGGAACTCTAAATCATTTTCTTGGTCGCTAAATGATATAAGCATCGGGTCTATAACGCCTGTTCTTGCCCCACCTGATACTGGGTCTGAACCCAATACAATTAAATGCCTATCTTTCTCGGAGGTAATAACTTGCAAACCTACTGTTGGCACTAAGTTAGCTCCAGATACAGATGAAAGGTCTACTGCCCTTGTTGTAAGGCCATTATTTTCTACCCACCTATATATACCACCAGCTCTAGGGTTTATTATAAGGTTTTCTCCAAAGTGATCATGTGTCCAAAGTCTTAACTGATTAGTAGCAGATAAAGCTGTTGTAGAACCAAAAGTTCCTTCACCCCAAGTACCAGAACTCCAACCAGTACCAGTAATATAAACATCTAAACCTACATTAATTTGGTAAACCCCATCTACTCCAGAGCCTCCATTTCCAGTATCAGAACCATTTGCTGTAACTTCGTTACCAGAGGTATCTTTAGCTACAAAAGTGTATGTATTCGTAGTAACTGAAGCTATTTGATATTCTTGGTTTAAAACTTCTGCCGTTATTAATCCGCCTAGACTTACAGCGTCTGTAAAGGTAACAAAATCATTTGTAACAGCTCCATGGCCATTATCAGTTGCGGTTATAATACTGCTGCCATTAGTAGCAGAAAAAACAACGCCATTAGTTGTAGTCTTTCGTATGGGGGTAACATCTGAGTAACTGTCTCCTTCTCTAATATAATATTTCCAAGTAGTTCCTAATCCTAAATATTTTGTACCTCCTAGAGAAGTCCAGGCATGTAAAGCTCTGGCAGTTCCTAAATAAGTATTTGAACTATCTTTTGACCAGCCACCAAATTTTTCTGGTCTACCTTTTCTAAAACGTACAAGATTTACGTCAAACCAACCGCCTGTATTGTCATATTCAGTACCTTCTCTGTTGATACCTGGCTTAAATAAAATCTTGCTAAGAGGCATTAGTTATACCTCATGCCATTCTTTGCCTTCAAACAAAAGGGCTTCTGCTTCTCTTCTTCTGATAAGTCCTTGTAAAACCTTACCACCTGCTTTATTCCAGCGTTTTATTTGGGCTGGAATGTCATCATATTCTTTATTGTTTAAAACTTTTAACATAGTAGATGCTTTTAAATTAGCTGGACCTAAGTTAAACACCCAACTAACTAAAGCATCAAATTGATTTTGGTGTAAA